CATCTAATTCTGCGACTGTTGGTTTGATTGTTTCAGCAATTAATCCACCTTCGCTGGTACCACCTAATGTGGTATTTGCATTGGTTGTATTAAGTGTTGGTTTTGCAGTTATAACCCTCCATCCAGATTTATCCCAAGGGTATTTTGGGAGTATACCGAATGCGTTTGCTTCTAAGTTTAATTGAGCCCATGCATAAGCACCAAAAATGGCGTTAAACATACCAGCAGTACTGGTTGTTGATGGGGCATCAGCTTTTCTAAGAAGGTTACGATTGTGTCCATAATATTGTGCCTCAAGCTCATCGATTGTTCTGATTTGAGTCATTTTAGTATGTTCCTACTTCGTCAGGTGTTGGAGTATAATATTTTCCAGCTAGAATGTTTCTTGCTACTACACTTAGATTTCCACCTTCTCTTGCATCTTTCAAAACAAATGACATATCAGATTCTGCTGATTTGTTAATTGTATCGAGTGCTGCACTAGGTCTTGGAGTCTCTGTAGTGAAGTCAAATGATTTCTCTTGCATTTTCAATCCAGATGGATCGCTTTCAGGTTTCTTTTCAGCTTCCTTATCATCATGTAACCCTACTTGAATAGAGTTAGATTGATAAGTATCTGGAACTGTAACCTTTGCACCTACGTCTTCACTTGCTGAAGTTTGTGGCTTCAACGGTAAATCGGTTGGGGTTTCCAATGCTTTCAATCTATCATCAATGCCTACTAATGTAGAACTAACGTCTTTTTGAGTTTCTGCGAGGGACTTAATAACGTCAGTTAATGTACTGATGTTGGATTTGATTGCTTCTTGGAAGTCAGATTTTTCAACTTCGTCGTCTTTCTTTTCTTCTTCTTCAGATTGCTCTGAATTAGATTCGTTGTTGGAAGTATTTTCTACCATATCCTTATCAGATCTTTCTTTACCTGAGTTTATATAGTTTTCGCTATTTTTATAAGTGTCATCTTTTGTTGAACCTTGACCTCCTAATTGATTATTGCCAGCTTCTGTTTGATAGCCTGATTTTTTCTTATTATCATCTTCCTCTTCCTCCTCTTCTTCCTTACCTCTAGTAGCAACTGCATCACTAGACTCACCACCTTCTTCTGGGACTTTTGTTATTTGTTGTGTTTCTTGATTAGTATTATATTCCATTCCACTGTGTCGTACACTACCATATCCTGTATCTCCATCTTTTTTAACTTCTTCTTTAGGTTTAAAACCATCACCACAATTAGGACAGGCTCCTCCCAAAGATGTCATATCACCCATATCCCTTCCATTATCTGCAACACCAAGTTTTTTATGTTTTCCACAGTTAGGACAATAATCTCCTTTTGCTTTTTTAACTTCTTCTTCCTCTTCTTCTTTTTCTTCTCCAATATTAGCATCGTCATCGTCATTTACTGGGCTTGTTTCCCTGTTTGATGACTTGTTAGGCTCAACATTTTGATTATATGCACCAGGTCTATCACCGTCTGCGTTTGCAAAATCTGTCATTTTATCAACAGTACAGCCAAATTTATCACATTTGATTACCATTTTACCGTCTTCTCGTCTTTCAACATTGTCAGTAATTGCTTTAGCAAGTGGATTATAATCGGTAATTAGAGCTAATGGGACTGCTGGATCTTTGCAAACAGCGACCTCATAATGCTCTAATGACTTTAATTCATATGCAACACTACCATCTTTTAATATTTTTGGTGTTCTATTTGCCTTGGTAGCCCCACCAAATGATAGTCCTTTGTACTCTCCACTCTTGATTTTATCCCAAATTTCATTGTCTAGGTGGTAATCTTTGTGTATTTTACCTGTAATTTTAATTGCTGGCAATGTGCCACCATCTTTAGTTTTATAATCTACTTTAGCATAACTGATACCTTTTCCTATAATTCTGTTGGAATGAGTATCACTAATTGGTGCTCCTCTGTCCATCCAAATTGGAAGTACCTTGATTAATTCATCAACTATTGTGATTTCCCCTTGTTTATCTTTAACTTGAACAGTAAGATAACCTTCAAAGAATCTTTGGTCACCACCTATAGGATGTAGGTTTTTTGTCACAAATTGATTGAAAAATATGTCATTTTCCATATATAATAGCTTTGAACATTACTTATAAAGTTTTAGAAAAAGAGAGAAGTGAATAGTAATTGGTTTAAAAAATATTACTAAACAGTTTTCTTTGCTTTTGAGACAGCATAATCAACTGAGAAACCGACAGATAGACCAATTAATATGGTTTCTGTGATTCCTAGACTTGCTAGACTCAAAGTTTGAGCAACTGCAATACCTGCAAATACTGCTATAATAAGAGCACCAAAGAACTTTTTGATGTCATATGTAGTTTCATCAGATCCTAAGAATCCTCTGACAGTATTCAAGATTGCTCCTCCAATTACGGAGATTGTTGCGATTAACAATGGATCAATCATACTTTTCACCAGATTCTCCTTTATTTAAGGTTTATCTAACAATTCTTTGACTAGGTCATCTAACTCGGAATTTGCTTCATCTGGATGTAATCTGTTTGACTGTCTGTCTACAGCTTTTGCTAAAATAATGAGTGTTTTTTGCAATCTAGCCACAGTTTCACATAAATCACTTTGTGTAGCACTCATCTTTTTGAAAAATGCAAATAAAGCACCACCCATGCCTAAAAGTGCTGCAATCAATAATGTTTCAATTATAGATGAAAATTCCATACATTTAATTAAATTAAAAGTATATAAATTAACTTATAGGAACTAATATTTTTTGTTCAATCATCATTAATAATGACATAGGTTCCTCAATGATTTTTGCAACAAATGTATCATCTCCACCACTTATACCATCAAATCTACCACATTTGAAACATATAAATATTGAATGTTGTCCGTCAGTGTACCCATATTTGATTATTTTACATTCTGGACATTTTTCTTCCATGATAATATACTTAACAAGGCTTTATAAATAAGTATTGCTATTAATATTACATGGCTACGTCAATATATATATTTGATAGTGATAAAATGTTTAATGCAATTTACAGAGAACATGTTGATGACCTTGAACATAAAATGCCTCTTATAGACCTATATGTAAAAGGACAGAAATTATGGGTGGTAACAAACTCCAATGATATGAAAGAACAACCAAGACTGGATAGAAGTATTGTACATTTTAGGAAAGATAATGCAAAAGAATGGATTGAAGGAGATGAAAAACTAGTATTACATGGTAAAATTAGATACAATCATAAGAGAAATCAACTGGAATTTTTTCCAAGATTGCTAAGAAAACCTCTATTATCCATGAGAGTGGGTAGGTTTTTTGGTAATAAAAAGGGAAAATGTTACATAAATTATGATAAACGCTATTATGATTTTAAGAATGACCGTATGTTATTCATTTTGGAGAATGAAAATGAAATTTGATTTTGTACTAGGTGAAGTAGAGGAATTGTTAGAAGACACCAATATTAAGTTAAGTAATATAGAAATGTTGTTGGAAATGATACTAACTCCACCAGATTTAGTTGCATATATGAAGAAGAAAAAATATAAAAAACGTAAAACTAACGGCGATTAGACTTTTTATAGCCACCCATTATCTGTTTCCAGTCCTTACCGTGTTTTTTACGCATACTTATCCAAAACGGATCAGTTTTCATAAATCCACCTTTTTCATTGTATTCTTTTGTTATTTTTGCAATTCTAGAGTGACATGTGTTGCAAAATCTACCGTTTACCTGTTCAATATTGAATTTATATTTGCTACAAAAGAAACAAAGACCGTAATATTTGTCACAAACCTTTGCTAATAGAGGCTCACGACCTTTTTTTCCAGCACAATCACCACAAATATCTGCAATAGTTGCTGCTGCAACGTCAACCTTCATACAACCAAGACAAACTCCTTCCTTGTAGTTATTTACCTTAGTAAACTCGTCACTTTGATGCCTTTCCCAAAGCTTCTTGGTCATGTCGTTTGCGTTTTCGTTAGTATTTAACTCAGTTGGCAATGTCTTGTTGTAATTTCCTTAATGTTATAAGTGTTTTTTCTAAAACTTTGTTAGTTTCAAGTGGATTATTTATTGCATCAATAACATCAATAATTTTCCAAACAGCTTCTATCTTTGGTTTGTTTTTATACACATTTACAACCTCTGGTTTAACTTTTACTTTAGTTTTGGTAGCAATAGGTACATTTCCAAAAACAGTTTCAACAAATTTCTTATCAACTTTAGGTACTACTGTCTTTGATACCTTTTTCTTGTGATTTATTTTGCAAGTGTCATCACATTTGTGGAATTTTTTGGTCAATTTTGATCTCCATGTTCAAATACACGATCATTTTCACTTTCCATACATTCATAACACATATGATTCTCATCTTTCTCGTCTTGCCACTTGATTGTAGAACTTTCACACAAATTACATCGTCTAAAAGTTAATGTTGTTGTAGTTTTAGTCATCTTCTTCCTCATCTTCCTCTGTCTTTGTCACATAAAAACTTATCTTTTTAGTGCAGTATACCTTAGTCATCTTCCCATCTCCTAACATCTGCAAACTCGTTTGCTACAATATCTCTTGCATCTCTTACTGTCATGCCAGTTGCCTTTCTCAATTCTTCAACTGTTTTTGTTTTCTTCCAATCATAATCTATTGCTGTTTGTAAAGTATTTTTTACTACATTAAAGTTTGATGGTGTAATACCTTTAGGATATGCAGATTTCTTACTCATTGAACTTCCACTTGTAGGACTTCCCTGTCCAGTTCCACCTATATCACTAGGTCTACTGTTGTTTGGTTCGCCTTCAAATGCCTGTGTCTTTTCCTGTGGGGCTGGTTTTCCTTTACCTGCACCGTTCATATTACCGTTGATAGCACCAACACCAAACATCATATCTGGTGTCAATGCACTGTTCTTGCTTATCTTAAACTCACCTGTATGTGTTCTTGTAATCTCAAAGCCCATTTGTTGTAGCATCATCATGTTCTGTATTTCGATTCCATCAGTCTGCAAGTCTCTCAACTTGTCAGTTTCTTCACCAGTTTTTAATTGTAATTCCCAATCATTAATGTTTAACATTTTACTAATTTTACTGAAAAATGCTTTCTTTAATGTGTCCTGTCCCCATAGAACAGCACGGTTTGTAATGGTTACTTGTAGTCCTTCTTGACTCCATCCAGCAGGGGTTTCACCGTAATAGAATGGTAATACGCCATAGACAGCACCAATAATCATTCTTAATTCCTTTCTTACTTCGATAAATTCTAACTCTTTAAGTGATCCAGTAAAGTCTAACCATTGTGCAGGATTCTTTCCACCCTTGTCATTCTCTACTAATAGAGGGTGTATCATGTAAGGATCTTCTTGTGCCTTTTGTTCAAGTACGTCCCATGACTTTCTAAAGGTCTCATAGTTTCTTGAGGATATAATTAACATACCTCGTGGTGGTCTCATCTTATCAAAGTATTTTCTAATATATTCGTCCATGTGGGATAGGGACATAGCCTTACTCCATACTGAATAGATAGGGGAAAATCCATAAAGCAAGTTTGGTTTGTACTTGCCTGCCTTCCAAATAACTTCACCTTCACCATAAATAACACGTTTAGGCTGTGGAATACCAATAGAATAAACACTGTTAACTTCAATAATTGCCTTTAATGCCTGTGCTCCACAACGGTCACATTTTGGGGTGGTAAGTCGTGCATCCCTATGCTCAAATCTAGGGCAAACCCAAATCTTATTTCGTTTATCGTCATAGCCAATTCTGCCATCACTATCAGCAATCATTGCCACCTGTGGTGGCTCGATCCTCAACATCTCTTTTATAATTGTTTTTTCTGCATCTATTTCGCCTGTCGTATCGTCTATCTTGTAATTTTTAAGTAAAAGCAAATATGCGTTATCTGCTATCTCAAAGTCACGTTCCAACTGACGTGACACATCTTCCAAAGTTTGCTGATTACTGTTTACAGGTTCTAACATTAAATTCTCCAAAGTCTTACGATGTTCTGGAACAGGTCTAACTAAATCATTGCTTCCACATGTATCACATACCAAAGCTTGTGCTTTTGGTACTGCAACTGCCTTCTTTTTGCGTGGGTGTGTAGAGGTGAAATTATCTCCATTTGCTTCAAATGGCTGCTCATCAGGGTTGTCAGCAGTAGGTGCATATTGGAATTCCTTAGAACAGTTGTTACATTTGTACTTCCATTTCTCTACAACTTCAAATCCGTTCTTAAACATTTCACGGTTTAAAGTCTCAATAGGTATACGTAAAGCATCAATATTATCTGCCAACTCATAAATCATAGTGAGTGGGAATGGGAAAATTGGTAGTTTAGCACCTGTGTCGGTACTCATGTATGGCTGGGCAACACTAGGTCTAGTAGTAGTCTCCGTGTATGATTTCTCTATAAATCCAAGTTTACTTAGTGCATTGGCAAACGATTTACGAAACTCTACCATGTTGTAATTAATTTGTCACTACATATATAGTTTTTGTCACGAGGTGCGAAGCACCTTTTAAATATTGCACAACCTTTATATAATAAGTATATAAGGAACATGTATGGACACAGCCGACCAAAACACAATTAATTATGCATTTGAAAAGTTAGAAAGTATACTTGTGGAAGTTTTTACTAATTAAGGCTTCCATCCAAGATAAGCTTCATCTACTTCACATTTTAAACATCTATACATGAAGCTTGGTTTGCCACATGTATCACAAGTGTTTAGTTTACGCAGATAGTCCTTTCCGTCAAACGATTTTTTTAAACCTTTAATAAAATTAGATATAATGCTTATGGTTAACCACCATGTAATTTACAGTATATATCTCTACCTTTATCAGCAGAACAAGTACATGCACTTCCACTTGGAGAAGTTTTTATGTCTGGTGGAGAATCCTTGATTACAGGCTTTGCCTTTTTTTCATTTTTCTCGCTTGCAGACATGTATTTGGTAAACTTTAATAGTATATATACTTGATGTATTTTATGGTGGAATTGGAAATGGAGGACTTTGCAGAGATAATCAGATGGTTTAACTTCAAATATGATGAAGTCGAATCTAAAGATATGAGTGAACAAGGTAGAAAGACATTTTGGAAATTACACTTTCTGCTTGAAGACAAGATGATTGAATTGCGTAATCTTCGTGACGACGAACCCAAGAAAGAAAATTAACTATATAAGTTGTTCGCTATCCTTTTAAGTAACATATACGTACACTATATATGGTATCAATTGATGACCAATTATTAAACATAGATAAAGAATTAATGACTTTGGCAAAGAAAGAAAGGGAACTACTATTAAAGCAAAAACGTCTTAGATGTGAAAAAAACCATGCATGTGATGTACTTGATTTAATAAACAATATCCAAATTGGATAGATATATATAAGCGTACGTTTATGATATATCATGTGGAAACTTGATGATTGGGCTATATTCTTTATCTGTACAATATTTTTGATGCCGATAGGCATCGCTTTTTATATAATATATAAGCGTGACAAGGCTAATAAAGAGAGAGACATTTGGGAGGATAGGTATATTAGTCAGGATATCATAGAGGAATTTAGATGACTAATGCAAGTGCAATCCAAGATTTGTTAAGACTATTACATGAAGAGTGGTTGGATGAAGGTAGGAAGACAGTTGTCAAAGGTATGCTTGAAGATATTATTGATCGTATGGAAGACAGTGTAAACTTGGATGATATGAGATGAGCCTAAGTCGTAAAGACCTTGAGAGTATCATATGTATAGCGTGTGGTAAGAGGTATGGAGAACACACGAAAGGTAATGGTACCAAGTTTAACCTCCCCAGCTTGATGACGTGTATGTTTAGAATACAGGGTACTGTGGTTGCTGATGGCATAAACGATGCTCCTGCATCGTCACTTAAGAATGAGCCTAGCCCCCCTGTAGATGAGTTAGATTATGATTGTTAATTTTCCTAACCGATACTGAGGTATCGTTTTCTTAGCCTTTTATATATGATACATATACCCTATATGGTT